ATGGGCCGCGCGCCGCGCAAGTCTGGTGGCCGCACGGGTTCGAACATGAACCCGCTGTCGTCTGCGTCCGCTGGCACTCCTGCCAAGGGCCGCAACGTATCGGGCAGCCTTGACTGATCGTTGACAACGATTATGGGTTGTTTACGGGGGCCAAGTGCCCCCGTTTTCACAGGAGGGCCGCATGTCTGGTGCATGGACACGCAAAGAAGGTAAAAACCCTGAAGGCGGCTTGAACGCCAAAGGTCGGGCCTCATTGAAGGCTGAAGGCCACAATATCAAGCGTCCCCAGCCAGAAGGGGGTTCGCGAAAGGACAGCTTCTGTGCTAGGATGACCGGGATGAAGCGTAAGCTTACTGGCTCTGCAAAGGCTGCTGATCCCGATAGTCGGATCAACAAATCGCTCAGAAAGTGGGACTGTTGATATGGACAAGCCTTTCTGGGAGAAGGATGCGCCAAAAGATGCTAAACACAAGCATCTTGATCGCAAACAGGTTCAGTCAGCCAAAGCAAGGGCAAGAGCCGCTGGGCGTCCTTACCCTAACGCCGTTGACAACATCGCCGCCGCTCGCGCTGGCAAGAGGAGTTAAGAATGTCTGCTTTCACCACTACCGGCGCTGTCAGCCAGTCCATCACCCGTATTGGACGCAACGAGCCGTTTGAACTTCAAGTTGCTCGCGGTCAGATTACGTTTCACTCGCCTCAAAACATCTTTGGCTATGGCACCACTCCTGCGACCGTCAACCTTTATCGCACTGTTTGGGAAAACATGGCTACGACTGACTATTCGTTTCCCGGCTCCGCCCTGACGATGCAGTTGGTAAGCACCGTCAATACTGACACGGCATCAATCACAATCACTGGACTGGATTCCGGCTATAACAGTATCTCTGAAACGCTAGTCCTCAATGGCGCGACAAATGTTCCGACCGTGAACCAATATCTTCGCGTAAACAACATTAGCGTTTCATCTGGAAGTTCGTCTAACCCTAGTGGTGTTGTCACGCTTTCAAATGGCGGCACTGTCTATGCCCAGATCAACGCGATTACCGTCAATGGCGTTTTGGGCAGCATTGGAACTTCGCAGATGGCCCTCTACACGGTTCCTGCTGGGTATACACTCTATATGTCTCGCTTTGGTGCCTATTCGTCATTCAATGGCAACACAGTCAATTATACAACCTATCGTGCCGTGACAAACACTTCTGCGGGCGTACAACGTTGCATTTTGCAATCTCCGTTCAATACGGAATATGATGTGACGCGCATCTATCCATTTCCTTACTTAGAAAAAACGGACATTCGCTGGCAAATCGCACCCAGTGTTGCTACGGCGGCTGTTGTCAGCGTTAATATTGGTGGCGTTCTTATCAAGAATGACGGCACTCTGTAAGGCGGTCTAGATGACTACTAGCGGCACATATACGTTCAATCCCTCACTTGGCGCGATGACGCTCTATGCGTTCAATCTCATCGGGATTCGAAACACGGCGGTGCTTCAGGAGCATATGGAATCAGCGCGACTGGCTTCAAACATGATGTTGGCGCGTTGGTCTAACCAAGGTGTCAATCTGTGGGCTGTCGATCTTATCACAACGCCTCTAGTGACGGGCCAGAGCACCTACGCAGTTGACCCTAGCACTGTCATGATCTTGGATGCTTACATCCAGTCTGCCAACTCTGGCGTAAACACTGATAGGATCATCCTGCCGATCAGCAGGACGGAATACTCCAGCTACCCCAACAAGCAGCAGATCGGCTTCCCAACCGTCTATTGGTTTGACAGATTGATCAGCTCTGATCGTTCTAGTGGGTCAGCCGGTCCTTCTGTCACGATTTGGCCGGTGCCAAACACGGTTCAGGGTCCAACTACCCTGAAATACTATAGGGTTCGACAGTTGCAAGATTCAAACTTGCAGGGCGGTCAAACTGTCGAAATACCCTATCTTTGGTTGGAAGCGTTCGCGTATGGACTTGCTCAGCGTCTTGCTCAGGTATGGAATCCTTCTGCCGTACCATTGCTTAAACCTATGGCGGATGAGGCGTATGACATTGCGGCGAATCAAAATGTTGAACAGGCCGCTCAGTATATCTCACCCATGCTTAGCGGTTATTTCAGATAAGGAATAACTATGGGTTACGCATCGAGATCAGGACGCGCCAGAGTAGATGCAAGCAACCCAAGGGCGTTTGCAATCTGCGACCGTTGCTCGTTCACTTACAATCACTACCAACTCAGTTGGCAGTATGATTGGGCTGGCGCGTCTCTCATCAACAAGCGTCTCTTGGTGTGCGACACATGCAATGATGTTCCCCAAGAACAGTTGAGGGCGATTATCGTTCCTGCCGATCCCGTGCCGATCATCAACCCGCGCACACCGGATTACGCTACACAGGAAACCAATAATCGGTTCACATCTGGTCAAAACACAGTCGATCCGATCACAAATATTCCTATTGTCGGCGGCAACAATCGTATTACGCAGGACTCCCAGAACCGTGTCACGCAGACCACTGGTGAAGCCCCTTATGGAACTAATCAAAAGCCCGGAACTGATCCTAATGCTGTCACATATCGGAATGTTGTGTACGCTGCTAATAACGGCTCTGGTCTTATTCGCCTGATCTTGAACACCACAAATGGCATGATCACCAATCAGATGATGACAGTGCAGGATGTTGGCGGCGTTCCGGCAGGCGGAAATTGGGTCATTACCGTCATCAATGCGACCCAAATTGATCTACAAGGATCAACTTTCTCGGGGTCGTATACTTCTGGCGGGTATGTTATCAACAATCCCAGCTTGCCGTATGGCTTCAATGAAGTTCCGAAGACAGGGCCACTCTGATGTCCAATGTGCAAATCCCCAACCTTACTCCTGCCACAACCCTTACTGGGTCTGAAGAGGTTGAGGTCGTTCAGAGCGGCGTATCTGTACGTACAACGACGGGTGCTATTTCTGGCATTACGCCCGGCCCAACTGGCCCAACTGGTGGGTTTGGTCCCACTGGCCCTACTGGCGCGAGCATTACTGGACCCACTGGCCCGACCGGCAGCGTTGGCGCTACTGGCGCGAAAGGCCCTACTGGCCCGACTGGCCCAACCGGCCCCACTGGAACAACTGGCAATGTTGGACCCACTGGCCCTACCGGACCCACAGGAAGCACCGGAACCTCTGGATCAACCGGCCCGACCGGCCCTACTGGGACTGGCGGCTCTGCTGGCCCTACTGGCCCTACCGGCGTTGGTCCAACTGGACCGGCTGGAACCAATGGACCCACTGGGTCTAATGGACCTACCGGACCTACCGGACCTTTTGGCCCTACCGGACCTACTGGCGCGGCCTCTTCTGTAGCTGGCCCCACTGGCCCTACAGGTACTGGTCCCACTGGTCCGACTGGTCCCTTTGGGCCTACTGGGCCTAATGGTCCGACCGGCCCAACTGGTCCTACGGGTCCGACTGGCACAGGCCCAACTGGCCCGACAGGCCCTACCGGAACTGCTGGCATAAATGGTCCGACTGGCCCTACCGGGCCGACCGGAACGGCTGGCGTCAACGGACCCACCGGCCCAACGGGTGCTGCGTCAAACGTCGTTGGCCCTACTGGTCCTACTGGTCAGACCGGCCCGACTGGTCCTGCAAGCGGCCCCACTGGCCCGACTGGTCCTACTGGCACGACTGGCACTAGCGGTTCTGCCGGTCCTACGGGTCCGACCGGACCCACAGGCGCGACAGGTCTGAACGGGAATAATGGCCCGACTGGCCCGACCGGACCTACTGGTTCTGGCGGCGCTCCCGGCAGCACAGGTCCGACTGGTCCTACAGGCCCTACCGGCAATGATGGGACTCCCGGTTCGCAGGGTCCAACAGGGCCAACTGGACCCACTGGTTCAACCGGAACGGCTGGCACTACCGGCCCGACCGGCCCAACTGGACCTACGGGAACGCAGGGTGTCGTTGGCCCTACGGGTCCGACTGGACCGACCGGCGCGGCATCAAGCGTTGCTGGCCCAACCGGACCGACAGGGCCGCAGGGTATTGTTGGCCCTACCGGACCGACTGGCCCTACTGGTCCTACCGGCGCAGCCTCAAGCGTTGCTGGTCCGACCGGTCCAACTGGTCCCGCCGGAACAGGAACGAACATTGCTGTTTCGAACCAGAGCACCCTGCTCACATCTGGCGTCACGAGCTTTAATTTTGTCGGTTCCGGTGTCACGGCCAGCGCATCGACAAATGATGTCACCGTCACTATTCCCGGAGGGAGTACTGGCACTGTCACGAGCGTTTCCTTCACTGGCGGCATTGTAACCGTCACCAATCCGACCACAACGCCCGCTTTAACTATTTCCGGCACGGCTGGCGGCGTTCCATATTTTGCCAGCGGATCGACTTGGACTACCTCTGGGACGCTTGTTCAGAATGGTTTCGTTCTTGGCGGAGGCTCAGGCGGCGCTCCGACGACAACGGCGCTGACTGGATATGTATATGGCAATGGCGCATCAGCGCCCAGCGCATCGACGACAATTCCCAATACGTCCATCTCTGGCTTGGGAACAATGTCCACTCAATCTGCTACTTCGGTGGCGATTACGGGTGGCTCGATCAATGGCACGACCATTGGGGCTGTAACGCCGACGACTGGCGCGTTTACCTATGTCACAGCAAGCGGTCCGATCACTGGGTCACTCTCTGCTGGCGCGTATTCGTTTGGGTCTCTGGCCTATTCAGATACTGGCATCTTCGGCTCCTATAACATCAGCACCAACAGTTACGCTCAGATCATTCTTGCCAATGGCAGCAATGGAACGGCGGCGTCCACCGACTTCATTGTCGGGAATAACAACACGACTTCCACAACCTACTTTGGCGATTTTGGCATGAACAGTTCCGGTTTCTCCGGTTCTGGTGCCTTCAACGCGCCAAACAACGTCTTCCTGTCCTCCACATCCGCTGATCTTGCCATTGGCACCACAACTGCCAATGCGATCCACTTTGTCGTCAATGGTTCGACGACAGACGCGATGACGATTAGCTCTGGTGGAACGCCTTCTGCCAATCAGTTTGTTAACCCTGCTGTAGCCGTAACTGTTGCGGCGAACGCAGGAACCGTGCCGGTCACGAGCAAGGTGAATAACTTCACCAACAGCTCTGCGGCTACGATGGCAATCACGTTGGCAACGACTGGCGCGGTTGATGGCCAACAATCAATGGTTCGCATTTACGACTTCAGTGCCGTAGCGCAGACGATTGGCTGGACCAACACCGAAAACAGCTTGTTCTCTGTGCCTACCACTTCCAATGGCTCAACGACATTGCCGCTTACGGTTGGCTTCCAGTACAATGGTCAAACGTCGAAATGGCGCTGCATTGGGTTTGCATAAGGGGAGCGCAAAATGCGTTGTGCAGTCTGTGAGCTGTCAAATGGGTTAGTCACGAATATCATCATGGCTGACCCCAATGTCGATCCCGCGCCAAAGGGGTGCCAATTAATCGCTATTGCTGATGATCAGACATGCGATATTGGCTGGACATGGGATGGGACACAGTTTGTTCCGCCATCTGATCAAGGGGAATAAAGATGGCTAATAGATTTTGGGTTGGCGGTTCCGGTACATGGGATGGCTCTTCAACGACACACTGGTCTGCCACTACAGGTGGTGCGGCTGGTGCATCAGCCCCTACATCAGCAGATGTTGTCGCATTTGATAGCAACTCTGGAACTTCTGCCGCTGTCACAGTAGCTGCGACTGCTACCTCATCTACGACAACTGTAAATAAGTCAGACATAACGCTTACCCTATCGGGTAGCCCGACGCTGGCCGTGACCTCTGTCACATTGACAAGCGGCAAAATAGACCTTGCTGGCAACACGCTTACGACACCAACATTCATAACAGCGACCGGCACAAAGACGCTTACGTTCAATGGCGGCACACTTGTCTGCACGGCTGCAACGACGACCGCCTTCAACAATGCCGCGCCAGCCAACTTTACCGTGACATCCGGTTCTTCTGTTGGAAAGATCAGCATGAATGCCGCGACGGCGAAGACATTTGTCGGCGGCGGAACGTCATTTCCCTGTATCTTGTCGAATGACGGCGCTGGAACACTGACGATTACTGGTGCCAACACGTTTGCCGCAATAGCCAATGGTGTTCAGCCGACTGCATTTATTTTCCCAGCCTCCACAACAACAACGCTTACGACATCATTTTCCATCACTGGAACATCTGGCAATTTGGTTACGTTGAGCAGCTCTGTCTCTGGAACTCAGGCGACCATATCCCTGTCAGGTGGCGCGAAGACAAATTATGTTTCCGCTCAGGATATAGCTTTTGCCCCATTGCCAACATCAACGGGAACAACGCCGTATGTCTGGTATCTTGGGACAAACTCAACAAACGTGAGCAATGTCACTGGCGCGCTTTTTATTGGTCCCGGCACAGTCGCGTATCTTTTGACATCTGGCACGTCATGGACCGTACCGTCCAATTTCAATGCCAACAATAATACGATTCATCTTATCGGCGCTGGTGGTGGCGCTGGAGCAGGATCAACTGGAACCCCCCATAAAGGTGGATCGGGTGGTGGCGGTGGCGGCTATACAAAAGTCGTCAATTTTTCTACAACTGCTGGCAGCACCATTTCTTATGCTGTAGGTGCTGGCGGCATTGGTTCCTCTGGTGGTTCATCAACATGGTCATCTGGAACTTATACTGCGGGTGGCGGTGGTCCGGGAACGACAGGCGGTGCTGGTGGGACGGGTGGCACGGGCAGTACCTATAACGGTGGCGCGGGCGGCGCATCAGGTTCAGTTGGTACTACCTATGGATATGGTGGGTCTGGTGGCGGCGGTGCCGCTGGTCCAAATGGTCCGGGCGGAACAGGTGGAGCGGTCACATCAGCAAACGTCACTTACTCTGGTGGTGGTGGCGGCGGCGGAAACGGTGGCGGTTCAAACGGCGGGAGTAACAGCGGTAGCGGTGGCAATAATTCGCTGGGATATGGCGGCGGCGTATATAGTTCGCCCGGTGGTCAGGCCGGTAGTTTTGGTGGCGGCGGCGCTGGTAGCAATTCCACTTCTTCGTCAACTTTGATTGGCGGCGCTGGTTCGCAGGGTATCGAAATTCTCAATACGATTGGTAGCGGTGGCGGTCCGGGCGGTCCCGGTTCTTTTGCAACAGGAGCTGCGGCAAGGAGTGGCATTGCCGGGTCAGGTGGGGCTGGTGGCGTAGTTAACTCTACAGGAACGGTAAATACAGCGGGCGGTTCTGGTGGCGCAGGCTTGATCGTGATCACTTATGTCCCTAATGGTGGTCTGTTAGCGGCGTTCTAAGACAAAAAGAGGGGGCTCTATGTCGTCACATCAGGATAACCGCAAAAAGCCAAAAATCTGTGTCTACGCGATCAGCAAGAACGAAGCACATTTTGTCGAGCGTTTTTGCCAGTCTGCCCAAGACGCGGATATGATTCTCATTGCTGACACGGGATCAACAGATGGTCTTCCAGAAGAAGCTGCCAAGCATGGAGCGGTTGTTCATCATATTGGCATTAGCCCTTGGCGGTTTGATCTGGCGCGTAACGCTGCTCTGGCGCTGGTGCCGAAGGATACGGACATCTGCATCAGTCTCGACATTGACGAGCTTCTTCAACCGGGATGGCGTGAGGAGATAGAGCGTGTCTGGACAGTCGGAGAGACTACCCGCCTTCGTTATATGTTCGACTGGGGTTGCGGTATCCAGTTCTACTATGAAAAAATTCATGCCCGTAACGGCTACATGTGGCATCACCCCTGTCACGAATACCCAATCCCAGATGGCAGGATCACAGAAGTCTGGGCGCAGACCGACTTCCTCATTGCCGTCCATAAACCTGACCCGACGAAGAGCAGAGGACAGTATATGGATCTTTTGGAGCTTTCAGTAAGGGAAGACCCTCTCTGCCCGCGCAATGCGTTCTACTACGCTCGTGAGCTGAGCTTTCATGGCCGCTGGCAGGATGCTGTTGACGCCTGCAAGTCCTATCTGGCAATGCCCAACGCCACATGGGGCAACGAGCGTTGCTATGCCTATCGCGTCATGGGCCGCAGCTACAATGAGCTGGGCGACTGGGAAAACGCTGAAAAGGCTTTCCATATGGCTGCGTCTGAGGCTCCCAATACCCGCGAGCCTTGGTGTGAACTGGCGCTTCTGTGTTACCGGCAAAGCCGCTGGGAGGAGTGCTTTGCCTTCTCAATGCGAGCCTTGAAGATCACTGACCGGGCTGCTGTCTACACCTGTGACCCTGCTGTTTGGGGTGCTCAGGCCCATGACATGGCGGCGATTTCTGCTTGGCATCTCGGTTTGAAGGACATTGCAGTCCAGCAAGGTAGGATTGCTGTAGAGCATGATCCTGCTGATGGAAGGCTACGCGCCAATCTGGAGCTGTACGAAGGCGGCGAAAGAGCCCCAAACGTCGTGCACTTCATTTACTTTGGTGGCAAAGACTCGCGCCCTTACAGCTATATCAACTATCTGGCTGTCAGAGCTGCATATGAGGTTCAGAAGCCGGATAATATCATTATGTGGTGCGATGAGCCCCCTGTGGATAACCCGCACTGGGAGGCGATAAAGCCATACGTGATCATCAGGAAAATCTCAGCTCCCAAGCGCATCAAGGGCGTAAAGCTCGAATTTAAGCATTACCAGTCCGACGTGTTCAGGCTGCGTATCCTTTATGAGCAGGGCGGCATCTATCTAGACAATGATATGATCTTGATTAAGCCTTTGACATCGTTGATGAAAACGGTGCCGGTTATGGGCGCTGAGCAACCCGGCGAACTGCAATCTATGTCAAACGCAGCCATCATCGCCCCTCCAAAGGCAGAGTTCATCAAGATTTGGCTGGATAGGATGGCCGAACGGATCAGCGCAAAGTGGGCGGATCATTCTGTCGTTTTGGCAGCAGATTTGGCTAATGAGCATCCCAGTTTGATTTCAGTAATTGGGCATGAGGCTTTCGTGCCCTTCCACTGGAACAACTTCACAATCTTTGATGAGCCAAGCGCCAATCTCGATCTGTCAAACACCTATGGGATGCACCTATGGGAAACCTTCTGGGCAGACAATTTAGCGGTCATCAACGATCAATATTTGGCGACATCTGCCAGCCAATTTGCTAAGTTGTTTGGCACGTACTCCCTCCAGCCTGTTATGGCAGCAGAATAGGATGTCATGCTCCATGGACCAATCCACCATCAATCTGGTCTTTGGGGCCATTCTAGCGGTAGCCGGATGGTTGTTCAGGCAGCTTTGGGAGGCAGTTCAAACTCTCAAAGCTGACCTACACAAAATGGAGGTCGATCTCCCAGCTAGTTATGTGAGGAGAGACGACCTTGATAAAAGGATGGATCACATCGAGACGATGTTCCAACGCATATACGACAAATTGGATGGGAAAGCGGATAAGTAATGGACCCTCTTAGCCTCCTCATGATTGCTAAAGGTGCCTATGAGGCCGTGAAGGCCGGAATAGCTGTTGGCAAGGAAATGCAGGGGATGGCTGCCGATCTTGGCTCGTTGTTTGACACCGTTGGGGCTATCACCCGCGCTGCCGCTGAGCCAAATAAGGGGAATCTATTCTCTGGAAAATCAGCAGAGCAACTGGCGATGGAGGCGTATGCAGCCAAAGCCGAAGCGGATCAGCTCTTAGCCGATCTCAAGAATCACTTTGTAGGGGAATATGGATTGGCGGCTTGGGATCAAGTCGTCGCTGCCACAACTCAGATCAAGAAAGATCAGAAGGCCGCTGCGCTTCAGGCAGAAAAAGAGCAGGAGGAGCTAATGGGTAATGTCTTGGTCTGGGGCAGCGTTTTCCTGCTTTTTATCGTTGTTGTCGCCTGTGGAATGCTTGCCATCATCTCCCTCACTCATTAGGAGCTTAGACATGCAAATGAGCCAAGAGGGCATTGATGCTCTCCTCAAGAAGTTCGAAGGCTGCAAGCTGAAGGCATATCGTTGCCCGGCTGGCATTTGCACCATTGGATACGGTCATACCTCTGCGGCAGGGAACCCTACCGTTGTAGATGGATTGACAATTAGGCAGGATCAAGCAGAGGCCATCCTTCGTAGCGATCTAGTCAAGTACGAGACTGCCGTCCACAATATGGTAGAGCAGTCGCTGACCCAGCATCAGTTCGATGTGCTGGTTGACTTCGCTTACAATGCAGGCGTCGGCAACCTCAAGTCGTCCACTCTCCTCAAGAAGGTCAATGCCGGGCAGTTTGACGCTGTGCCAGCCGAACTGATGAAGTGGACCAAAGGTGGCGGGAAGGTCTTGCCCGGCCTTGTTCGCCGCCGTCAGGCTGAAAGCGCATGGTGGCTTGCTCATGAAATGGTGCCAATGACGGCGGCTGCTGCTGCTGAGGTGGCCGAAGCTGATGATCAAGAACAACGCTTGACTCCTGATGATGTGCCTGTTCCTTCAATGGCGACTAGCAGTCAGGGCAACGCCGCTATTGTCACTGCCGGTCTCGGTGGGCTTGGTGTCGCCAAGCAAGTTGCAGCGCAGGCTCAAGATGCGTCCGACACTGCCAACCAGATTATGGGCCTACTCGGCAATACCAACTTCCTCATCATGCTGGCGATTGTTGGCCTTGGTGGGGCGATTTGGTGGTTCCGCAAGCAACACATGGAGGAGCACGGTGTTTAGCCTTCTATTCACTCCCCTTGGCCGCTATGCCGCCATTGCCGCTGTGGTCTTGTCAGTCTTGTTTGGCGCGTATCTGAAAATCAAATCAGATGCTGTCGCTGAAGTCGAAGTAAGGGCTACCGAAGATGTTCTCAGGAGGACCGAAAATGCGATTAATGCTGGCGATGCTATTGATGTCTCCGCTGATGGGGTGCGCAAGCCCGACGCTTACACTCGCGACAAATGAGACTGTCTGTACGGTCTGGAAGGACGTTTCTTGGTCCGAAAAAGACACGACTGGCACGATCATAGAGGTTAAGCAGAACAATGCCCGCCGTGATGGATGGTGCAACGGTGCCAAATAGGTGATATGGTGCCGGTAAAGCGGAGCTTTTTCCATGACAACCGGCCTTTCATATGATGGTTCAGTAGCCGGAACGAGTAGCTATGTTCTGCAAATCGCAACCATGGCTGTCGTTTCGCCTACTGATAGCAATTATCTGACAATTCTTCCTCAGATGATCACCTATGCGGAGAACCGCATCTATCGTGATTTGGACTTCCTGTTCACGTCTATTTCCAGCACGTCCTACACCCTGACGGCTGGGACAAGAACCATTACGGTTCCTACAAGCGTGTTCGTTGTGCCGGAGCAGATCAACTTGATCACGCCGTCTGGCACGTCTGATCCCAATGCTGGCACAAGGGTGCCGCTCTTGGCGACGACCAGAGAGTACATTGACGCTGTATGCGGATCATCGTCCTCTACCGCTCAGCCGATCTATTTTGCGCCGTTCATGGGTAGCGCGACAAACTGGAACTTCATCGTTGGCCCGTATCCAGACGCGAGCTACACGGTTGAAATCGTTGGCACTTATCGTCCAGACAGTTTGTCTGCTACGAATGAGACAACCTTCATCAGCCTGTATCTTCCTGACTTGCTGATCATGGCGTCTATGATCTACATCAGCGGGTATCAGCGCAACTTTGGACGCGCCAACGACGATCCTCAGATGGCAGTCACCTATGAGAGCCAATATCAAGCCCTCCTGAAGGGTGCAATGGGTGAAGAATATCGCAAGAAGATGGAAGGCGCGGCTTGGTCGCCAATGTCTATGTCTCCCGTCTCAACGCCGACAAGGGGCTAAGATATGGCCCACCAAGCCCTCAAGCTCATTCCCGGCGTTGACGTTAACAAGACGCCAGCCTTGAACGAAGCCGCTATCTCACAAAGCCAGCTTGTTAGGTTCATCCCTGATCGGACGCTTGGCGGTCTTGTGCAAAAGCTCGGAGGGTGGACGAAGTTCTTCATGGGCCAGATCGGCTCCACTGCAAGAGCTTTGCTGGCATGGGAAGACACAAGCGCCAATTCCTATCTTGGTGTGGGTGCTGATGGCGTTCCTGCTGGTGGCGGCGGAGCGTTGCAGATCATCCTGTCTGGAGGCGCAAGCGATATCACGCCAAAGACACTCACCGTCAATGTCGCTGTGAGCTTTTCTACGACCGCTGGCAGCAATGCGGTTGTCATCACGGACACGGGCCGAAACATTAGCAATTACGACTCTGTAGATATTCAGACACCTATCAGCGTCGATGGGCTTGTCTTGTTTGGGTTGTACGAGTGCTACAACCCAGCCAATTTGACGAACCAATACACGATCTATGCGGTTGATGCTCTTGGAAATCCGCAACTAGCCGCGACAACTGTCACCAATAGCGGGATCACTGCGGAATATTCTACGACATCTGGATCGGGAGTTGTTACGGTTACGCTTCCTGATCATGGGTATGTGGTTGGAGACATCTATCCTGCCTTGGTCGCTACGACGGTTGGCGGCATTACGATCTATGGTGGGTACATCATTGAGTCCGTCATTGACGTGAACAATTTTACCATCATTAACAATAACTTAGCTACATCTACGGCCACCGGATATGAGAACGGCGGGCAGGCCCACTTCGTCTATTATAAAGGCGTAGGCCCTCTTCCGCTTGGTACGGGGTATGGCATTGGCCCCTATGGCATAGGTGGATACGGTACTGGCGCAACACCAACAATCAGTCCCGGAACACCCATCAATGCGGTTGATTGGACATTAGATAACTGGGGCGGCGTCCTTATCTCCAATCCTCTCAATGGCCCGATCTATCAATGGACTCCCAACTCTGGGAAATCGGTAGCAGCAGTTATACCAAATGCACCTACGGTCAATGCTGGCATGTTTGTGGCAATGCCACAGCGTCAAATTGTGGCATGGGGTAGCACCTATAATGGTATTCAAGACCCTCTTCTGATCCGCTGGAGTGATGTCGAGAATTACAATCAATGGATCGCCTTGATTACCAATCAAGCCGGGTCGTATCGTATCCCTAAAGGGTCGAAGATCGTTGAGTGCATTCAAGGACCGCAACAGGGCCTGATCTGGACCGATCTTGGGCTATGGGCGATGCAATATTCCGGTCCCCCCTATGTCTATCAGTTCAACGAACTTGGCACGGGATGCGGCCTAATCGGTCGCAAAGCTGCGGCTTCCGTCAATGGAACTGTCTACTGGATGAGCCAGAGCCAGTTTTTCATGCTATCTGGCAGTGGCGTTTCTCCTATTCCCTGCCCGATCTGGGATGTGGTTTTCCAAGACTTGGACACGAGCAATCTGGATCGGATTAGGATCGCGCCAAACTCTCGCTTTGGTGAAATTTCATGGTTCTTCCCCACTGTTGGTAATGGTGGAGAGAACTATGGATACGTGAAATACAATTTCATTCTCAATCAATGGGATTACGGGTTCAATTCATCGACCAACCCTTATGTTTCCCGCACGGCATGGATCAATCAATCCGTTCTTGGCCCGCCGATTGGCACGGCCCTAAATCAGTACATCTACCAACATGAGACCTCCACTGACGCTGACGGCGTTGCGATGGACTCATATTTCCAGACTGGCTACTTCACCTTGTCTGAGGCTGACGTAAAATCGTTTATCGACGAAGTATGGCCCGACATGAAGTGGGGCTATTATGGAGGGACGCAAGGTGCCAATATCTTGCTGACGTTCTACGCCACCGACTTTGCTGGACAGACACCTACTGCATATGGTCCGTTCACATTGACACAATCTACCACCTATATAACGCCTAGATTTCGCGGTAGGCTTGTGTCAATTAAGGTCGAGAGCAATGACATCGGGTCATTCTGGCGGCTTGGCAACATCCGTTATCGCATTCAAGCCGATGGAAGATACTGATGACAGCTAGTCTTTCAGACCTTTTGACAGCTCAAAAGAACGGCGTTGTTGCCATAAACAATGTCGCGCAGACCAACCAAAAATCCCTTGGAACCCAGACTTCCTCTACTGTCACATCATCAACTGTGATCATAACCGGATCGGGTTATCTTGTTAACTTTTCAGTGGTTGTAGCTGGAAGCTCAGTTGGAACTATATACAACGCCTCAACGACTGGCGGAGCCGCCGCGTCAAATGCTCTATGTGTCATACCAGACGCTACGGGAATTTATAAGGCAGGGCAGGCCTATAGTACTGGGCTCGTTGTTGTTCCCGGAACAGGGCAGTCGGTCAACATAACCTATTCGCCGGGGTAAATTATGCCGCTCAAAAAAGGTAAAAGCAAAGCTACCGTCAGCTCCAACATAAGTGAGCTGGTTCATAGCGGTCGCCCTCAGAAGCAGGCAATTGCCATTGCCCTGAACACAGCTCGGCATGTTTCACGCGCCAAACGGGCAGATGGCGGTCAAATCTTCGCCCCTCAATCGCATGTCGGCGCAATCCATAGCCCAGTCGCAGGCAGGACCGATCACCTTCCAATGCACGTTCCTTCTGGCTCGTATGTCATTCCGGCAGATATTGTCTCGTCAATGGGCGAAGGCAATACGATGGCAGGCTTCAGGGTTCTTGATACTGTTCTGAAGCAATATGGAAATTCCCCTCAAGCTCGTGCTGGTGGGGGTCGCGGCACCGAACAACAGGTGCCAATCGTTGCCGCTGGAGGCGAATATGTCATACCTCCAGAGGTTGTTACCGCCATTGGGAATGGGGATATGAAAGTAGGGCATACTGAGCTGGATTCCTTTGTGAAGGCCATGAGGAAAAAGCTCATTGATACCCTGAAGAAATTACCCGGACCTAAGACTAATTGACACGGACTAGAAGGGGAATGTCCATGTTTGATGACCTTGATGTACGCCTAGCACAACCGGAAGACATTCATGAGCTTATGGAGGTTTCACTCAAAGCTTGTGACGACAATGGGTTTGTAAAACCTAACAAAATCAAGCTGTTACGCGAGCTTTGGGCTGGGGCAAATCATGATAATGGGCTGATCGGCGTGATTGGGGAGCCCGGACAAATTGAAGGCGCGATACTTCTAAGGATCACGGATACATGGTATTCTGATGATACGATCTTGGAGGAACGCGGTATCTTCATTTTGCCAGAGTTCAGAAATGCCAAAGGTGGCAGGGCAAGACGGTTATGCGAGTTTGCCAAAAGGGCGTCAGAAGTGTTAGAAGTACCATTGTTGATTGGGGTGCTTTCCAACCACCGCACTGAGGCAAAAGTCCGGTTGTACGAACGCCAATTCGGGAAGCCAACTGGCGCATTTTTCCTCTATAATGCTCGCACTGGTTCTGTGCGAGAAGCAGCGGAGTAGTTGGTATGGGTGGTGGCGGCGGCAAAGGCGGCGGGACTACAGTCCAATCGACACAAATTCCACCCGAAGTGTTGGCACGATACAATTCTGTCAACGCTCAGGCGGAACAAGTCGCTTCTACTCCCTATCAGGCGTACACGGGCGAATTTGTCGCACCCATCAATCAGACCCAACAAGCCGGTATTGATGCGACAACTGCCGCTTCACAGGCAGCTCAGCCCTATTATGGTGCGGCCACCGGCCAGCTCGGTCAGGCTCAGCAACAAGGTCAGCAATATTTGGGTGGCGCGACTGGCGCGGCTCTTGGCGCTGCGATGCCTGTCAATCCGGGCGGGCTGAACGTCGGCCAGTACATGAACCCCTATACTCAAAGCGTCGTCAATGCGACACAAGCCGCTTTGGGTCAGCAATTCGGCCAGCAGAACGCAGCTCAACAGGCTCAAGCCATTCAGGCTGGTGCGTTTGGTGGCGAACGTGCGGGATTGCAGCAGGCACAGCTTCAGGGGCAACAGGCTCTTGCGGCGTCTCAGGCGATCTCTCCGCTCTATCAAGCCAACTATACGCAGGCTCTTGGGGCAGCCCAACAGCAGCAGGGCGTCAATTTGGCAGCCCAACAGGCCAATAGGACTGCATTGCAGGGGCTTGGCACCCAATTGGCTACTCTCGGCCAACAAGGGTATGCACAAGGTTCCAATACTGCGAATCAGTTGGCCGCCCTTGGTTCCGGCGCTCAGACCGCTGGCCTTGCTGGTGCTCAGGCTCAAATCGCAGCGGGCACGTTGGGCCAGCAGACGCAGCAGGCTCAAGACACTGCGCTGTATAATCAGTACATGCAGGCGATGGGCTTCCCCTATCAACAGACCCAGTTCTTGGCGAATATCGCTGAAGGTACTGGCGCGTTGTCTGGGAACACCACAACGAATCAGCAGTCTGGTGGTTACTTCAGCTCCGATGAGCGACTGAAGAAGAACATTGAGCACGTCGGCAAACTGAACGACGGCCAGAACATCTATCGCTATCAGTACAAGGATGACCCTGAGAACAACACCCATATCGGTGTGCTCGGTCAGGAAGCCCTTGCCAAAAACAAGCCGGGCATTGGGCTGGACCCTGCTGGCTATTTGGCTGTCAATTATCATGACGTGACAGATGATGCCGCCCATGATGGCAAAGGTCTTGTGCCAAACTCTATGGGTGGCGCGGTTCTTTCCGCTGGCAACTTCGCTCGCGGTGGATACGCTGATGGCGGCATGACGCTTGGCGATTTGATTGCAGCTCATGGTTCGAGCGCAAAGATGCCCGGCCTTGGTGTTGGCATTCCCAATCAAGCGGCTTCTGCGGCTTTGAGGGTAGCCCCACTCCTTCAACGCGCCAAGGTTCCGGGTGTTCCTCAAGTGCCCGGCACAATGACGACTCAAACGGCTCCCGGCAACTTCGCTCGCGGCGGGTATGCTGATGGTGGTAGCCTTGCGGACCTCCTTGCAGCTCATGAAGCGATGTATCCCAAAGCCGGTGGACCGGCTGGTGGGACTGGCCTCAACATCAATTCCGCTCAGTCTTCCGCGCCCAGAAGCCTTCAAGTGCAAGGCAGCATTGCGAGACAACAGCCGCAAGGCCAGAACCCGCTTACTCAAGCCGCCAACACGGGTGAAGCTATTGGCAAACTTGCCAACATGCACCCTTTGGATGCTTTCAATAAGTGGAAAGCAGGCCTTGGAAGTGATGCGAAGCCGCCTGCTGCTACAGCGGCTCCCGCCACTACTTCGGCTGCACCGGCATCTACTTCCGTTCCCGGAAAACAAGCCGGTCTCGTGCCCGATCAAAGTGGCAGTAATGCTGGAAACGTGCAAACGGCCAGTCTTGATCGTTCGTTGGAGACGGGTGATGGGTCAAGCTACACAAATGGCTTGATGGACGATACGAACTCAATGGTTGGTGATGCCACCGACTCTATGGGTGATTTTGCCAGTGACTTTGACGGATTTGCCAAACGCGGTGGCCGAATTAGCCCGTTTGCTTACGGCGGTCTCGTTCCCAGACATGGGTATGACATTGGTGGCGATGTGCCCTATGGCGCGGATGACCCACTGACACAACTCAACAAAGACAATACCCAATCGTCCTCTCAACTTGAGGGCGAACAGAAAGGTATGCAGCAGAAAGTCAGCAGCAGCAGTGGTGGCGGCGACAACACTCTTGGTGATATTGCTGGCATAGCGGGTGCGGCTGCAAAAATCATTCCTATGTTCTTCCCCTTCGCTTATGGCGGTCTTGTTCCTAGAGAGCATCATGCCGATGGGAGCGCAGTTGGCGATGATGATGGCGTAACCGTTGTCCCGCAAACTCCTGTCGATCCCGATCTGGTTGCCGCAGTCGAAAAGGCTCCCGGCTTCAGGGCGAAGGATGTCGCTCAAGCTGCTCCTGATGCGGTAGTTCCGACTGGTGTCGATCCCAGCGTCGCGACTGTCAAAACGTCTGATGAACTCAGCCCGGATGCGCTGCGAGCCTTTACGGCTGAAAGGGCGAAGGCTTACAACCTTAACCCTGATGATGCGGTCAGAGTTTTCCATGGCGAAAGCGGTTTCAATGCTGGCAGCGTTGGAGACGACAACTCTTCGTTTGGCCCAACACAACTTCACTATGGGAATGTCTCTAAACAGTATCCTCATGCTGGCCTTGGCGATCAATTCACTAAAGAAACCGGCCTTGATGCGCGCGATCCGGCAAATGCCAAATCTGCGATTGACTGGTCCTTGCAACATGCCTCCAAGAATGGTTGGGGTGATTGGTCTGTAGCGAAGCAATTGGGGATTGCTGGTGGAAGCAATAGGGCTCCTGATACTCAAGATCAGGCTCAGGCTCCCGGCTTGAGCATCGGTCGCAGCGGTCCCGGAAAGTTCAATGGCGTTCCTTCTGGACAAGCCAGTTTGGGCGATGTTGCGAGCGAGTATCTGCCAAGTAGTGTGCCGACTTCGGAAAGTTTCTGGGTTCCCGCAGCATCGTTCCTTGGCGGAATGCTTTCTTCGCCCAATCCGCGTTTCCTTGGCGCGTTGGGTAGCGGTCTTGTGGCAGGCGTCTCGGGACAAATGGAATATGACAGACTGCAACAGACAGCCGTCAAAAACGCGATGGATGTACTGAACAACTCGTTTGAAGACACGTTGATCAGGAACCCTGATGGGACGACTACGCTTGGGAAGCGAAATACCCAGAACAATCAAGTTTATACCCCTGAACAGATGGAGGCTGTGAGAGCGCAACTGTTCAAGTCGATGGGCGTTAATATGGGCGCTTATGGGCTGAAGGGCGGCACTCCCGCAGCTCAACAGACGGGACAGCAAACAGGACAGCAAACGGGCCAACAAGGACAATTGCTGCCTCCACCCGTTAGCAAACCCGCTGCTCAATCCGCTGCTCAGCCCGCTCCAGCCGGGACTGATCAAGGAGCCGCTACGCAGGCTGGTGCGCCAAGTCAGCCTGCACCGGCATCCCCTGAAGATCAGCAAAGAGCCCGTCTGACACAAGTAGCGCAGGCTGCCGGTTATGATCCGGTTCCGCCCGGAATGGATAAGTCGCAAATGACTGAGCAGCAGCTTAAGTCAAACTTCATTTACAATGAAGGTGGCCCGGCTGTGCAACAGCTTTTGCAGGATATGGCTAATCAGAAAAAGACTATTTCTGACTGGAGCGCGACTGGCACGAAGAAGGGTGTCGATGTAGCAAACACAGCTCAAACTGCCTACAACAAAAGCCTTGAGCAGCTAAATGGAATCTTGAGCGGAGCAATTAGCACGCAAAAGATTGCCAATGATGAGAATACTAAGGCCGTTGCTGCTTCAGCTAGTGAGTATCGCAAAAACGCAACAGACGCGCACAACAGACTTTCTACGTTGACTAACGCAGCACAAGAAATTGATAGGGTCATGGCGCAAGGAGTGTCGGGCGGATATGGCTCAGATGTTCTGAACAAAATGAAGGGTTACTATCAATTGGCAACTGGCAGGGAAATGCCATTTACCACTTCGAATGTTGGTGACTACCAATATGCTGTGAAGCAAGCAGCTTCTCGTGTTGCTGAGGCCATCAAAGAAATTGGTGGGCAACGTGCGCCTGCTGCAACGGGACAAATAGAAAGCAAAATTGCTCCCGATCCCAGCCAGCTTTCTGACTCCGCTATTCGCTTGTTGTTGGGTCAATCCATTGGTTTGGCAAATTACATCAATGACAGGGATAGTGATTTTGTAAACAACCACAGATTTGAAGACCCTGCCAAATTTTCTTTCAACTGGGATGCCAAACCAGACACGAAGGGAAATGTTGGAATGGATAAGTTGAATCAGTCCATGGCTGATGCCTATGGGACTCTTCATGCCCCCAAAAGCGATCCCAGCTTCCCTGAAGTTGCTAAGGGTCTTTACGATAAATATCACAACTACGGATACAAAGGCCCGCAAGGTGCTCCGGTAGCAAATGCTCCTGCTCCTGTTGCCGGGACTGCTGGTCCGGCTAACGTCCCATTCCGCATTTTGCCAAAGGTGCAGTGATGCCGACACTTGAGATGATGGGGCAGCAAGTTGATGTCGATGACAGCTTTTTGAATCTGTCACCGGAAGATCAACAATCTACTGTTAACGATATTGCCGCCAAGATGGCGAACAATAAGCAGGCTGATAGTAGTCCAGAAGTTAGCGGTAGCGAAGCATTTGGCAGAGGTGCGGCACAAGCGTTTGGGCTTGGGTACTCTCCGCAGGCAATCGCAGCTCTCAAAACCGGAAATATTCCCGGAAGCGATGACCCGAAATATGCCGCAGAACTTGCAAAACAAAAGGCTGCGACTGAACAGGCATGGGAACAACACCCTTGGTTGTATGGCACAGGCATGGCCGTATCAGCCGTTCCCGCACTTGCCAATGCGGTTCTTGGTGGGCCGGAGGAATTAGCGGCTGCCGGAACAATCGGTGGGCTTGGTGGACTCGGATTGCGGGCTGCCGCAGGCGAAGGTGCTGGTTTTGTCCCTAGCGCATTGCGCGGCACAGCGGCGGCATTGGAGAACCCTGTAGTTCAGGGCGGGATTATGGGATCGTCGGAAGGCGATGATTTCGCTTCACGGGCGGCTGGCGCGGCTTTTGGTGCTGCGGGTGCGAAGATTGCCCCTATGGCTCTTGGTGCGGCAGGAAGCGCGGCAAAGTCTATCGTATCGAAGGTAGCGCCAGAAGCGGCAAATCCGATCCTAACCGCACTTGCTGGCAACCCAACTGCGGCGCAACAAGCTGGCGATCTTGCGTCAAAAGCCAAAACGTCATTGGGTGCTGGCGTTGTTTCGGGTGGACCTCTTCAGACGTTGGCTACAAAAGCGGACTTCTTTGGTCAATTGCCCGCATCTGCGAACCAAACGCTGGGAGAAATTGGAAAGCAAATTTCCGATTTTTCTGGAACTGTTGACAGAAAGTCAGCAGGCGCGGCAGTTCGTGATGCTGTTCAGAATTGGGCGACGGACCCTCAACACCCGAATGGCTTTGCGGCTCAAATGAGCAAGATTTACGAGCCAGTCAATGCTCTGCAAGAGTCGTCAGCCGTTGCGCCCATTACAAACGTAAGTTCGGCACTTAGCGATCTGATTTCATCTCCATATGGTCGGCTCTCCCCTACGGGCACAAAGTCAGCCCTGACAATGATGGCCCCAGCTTTGGATATTGAATCTCAGAATGGCGGTTTGACGTTCTCTGAGATGCAGGCTCTGAAGAAAATTTTGTCTGATAAGATAACTTGGAATCAGGCTCCGGGTGAAAGCGGTGTGGACAACAATGTCCTCAAAGGCTTAAGGGCTGCCCTCAACAAAGATATGTCATCGTATGCTGAGACTGTTGGTGGCGACGAAATTGGCAAAGCCTATTCTCAAGTCAATGCTCAAGCGCAAAAGCTTTATGATCAGCGTGACAGCATTTTCAGAATAACGGGCAATCCCATAGCAAACGCTCCGGGATCGAAGAGTGCTGACTCTATTTATTCAAATATAATTAGGTCAGCCGCAAAGAGAGGTGGGCAAGATACAGCGAACCTTGCCAACCTTAAACAGGCTGTGAGCCAATATGCACCTGATGCTTGGTCCTCAATAGGCAAGGCGTATGCCTCCGATCTGGCACCTAATGGACAGTTCACCTACAACAACTTCAATAAGTTGTATGATGGATATTTCCGATCAAGCCCAACCAATCCAACCCTTGATGGGAAGAGCTTGATCTTTGGTCAGCCGGGAAGCGGTGGCGTTAGAGACATGCTAGATGCCTTTCACAATCTTGGCGCGTTCAATACAAAAACAGGGCCGCTCGGACAGAAGCTTGACAATTTGGCTGCCAAATCTGGCAATCAGCCATCTCTTGCTACAGCCATTCTGGAGTCAACAATCAGTGGTGGCGTCCCTTGGAAGTCAGCCCTAGCTGGAACAGCGGGAACTGCGGCGAGTCGGGTTGGCGCAAGGAACATTGCTGCGCCATTGCCGTCATATACGCCATCAGTGAAGAGCCAAGCAGTTGCCAATGCGTTGAAAAGACCTGTTCCCTTGATTGGCGCGCAGGCTCTTAACCCCATAGGAAATGCTCCGAATCAATATCAACAACCCATCGCTCGCGCGACTGGCGGACGTGTATGTGATAAGCTGATCTCGGACGTTGAACGCGCCAAGAAGTTGGTCAACAAAAGGACTGAACCCCTTTTGAACGCTGACGACACTCATGTGGCCCGTGCGCTTGAGATTGCCAACCAGAACTTTGGGAACTGACCCATGCCATCATCGTTCACTACGAACAAATCTCTGGAGCAGCCTGCCAACGGCGCTTACGTCGATACTTGGAACGTGCCGGTCAATGCTGATATGGGGATCATCGACAAGGCGTTCGGTGGGGTCACTGCCTTGAACGCTACGTCCGGTAGCTCCACCCTGACGCTAACCCAATATCAGGCGCTGATACTTTCCATCACTGGCGCTATATCCTCCAATATCACCTATACCATCCCTTCCGGTGTGGGAGGTCAGTGGATTGTTCGCAACACGACAACTGATGCCAGTGGCGGCCCATGGACCGTCACGATCTTGTCTGGCGGCGGCGGTGCAAGTGCTGTTGTCTCTCGGTCTTCATCTACCATCGTCTATTCTGATGGGACCAACATCTATCTCGCAGACTCTCGGCCAGTTGGAGCTGCTGGTTCAAATAATCAAGTTCAATACAATAGTAGCGGGTTCTTAGCCGGGTCTGCAAATTTCACATTTGACGGAAGCAATGTTGGGATTGGCACAAGCTCTCCGAACGTTTCTCTTCAAGTCAATGGCGGCATATACAATAGCAGCGCATCTTTAGTAACAACTACGACAACACTTTCTGGCTCTTGTCTTGGATCACTAATTGAAATTGGTGGGTCGACAAACTTTACTGTAACTCTTCCAAACCCCACCCTTTATAAGGGAGGATGCTTTCAAATTTGGTTAAATACAATTTTCACTATTACGCTTTCTACTCCTTATGGGTTTTTCTACGGACCAACTGGGAGTAGCGCATCTACAATAGCTATTTCGCAAGGAACTACTGGTTATTGGTACTTTTTTTCGTCTGATGGATTCAATTGGGCGATGACAGGTGTCCCTCATATTGACTCAAGTGGTAACGAAACTGTCAGCGGAACTCTCGGCGTCACTGGCGCGACCACACTTGCGGCGGCCACAGCGACTTCTATGTCGGTTGCGGGAACCCCTGTCATCGCGGTTGCTCCGGGAACTTCTGGCAATGTTCTGACAAGCACGGGCTCTGCTTGGTCAAGTGCCGCGCCAACTGGCGGTCTCATCAATGTCCAGAACTTCACTTCATCTGGCACATGGACGAAGCCTTCTTTGGGAGCAAACTCGCGCGTGTTAATTCAGTGCTGGGGTGGTGGAGCAAGTGGCGGAAAATATACCAACGGGGCCGGTGGGGGCGGCGGCGGAGCATATAATGAGCGTTGGATTACGCTTTCCCAAATGGGAGCTACCGAAACAATTACTATTGGTGCAGGTGGTGCAGCAGTATCCTCTAATGGTGCAAGTGGGAACAGTGGCGGAAATACATCTGTT